CTATTCGCCGCCGCTTTCAACTTGTGACACATTGGCTAACCATTGCTCCCCTCAATGCTTGGCTAATGTGTTGCAAGTGTTTATACAACAGAACGACCTCAGACCACCTTGTGATGGCCTTAGATGGAATGCGTGGGTTGGCTTGGGAAGACTTGGGCAATGGCTTGTGTGAGCTTGTGTGAACGCTTGGGTAGACTTAAGACCGCATTTGTATCGAACACAAACGGCCTCAACCTAATAAATTTCACAAATGGTTTAATCTTTGGAATGACCTGGCACTCGAAGCGCAACGGATAATATATCCGATTGATGATTATGTGATGTAAGTCATTGATAACATTAGACTTAATGTTTTCCGTTGGAGTCCCTAGGTATTTTCCAATGGGGCATGGGTGAAATGGCTAATGGCTTCAAAAATAAAGTTAAACCCCCTTGTTGTTGTTGTTATTGTTTGACCTTCTTTAGAGGAGTCCCAACCTTGAGATATACACTTAAGAACGACTTTAAGTCATTCGGCTACTTTCATTTACTTCCAGAGTTTGAGCTGTCTATAGGCGCTGACGGTGAGATACGGCATATACGATTAGCATTCCTTACGCACGAACTTTGGATAACACTTAACAAAGAGTAATAACTTATGGGCTTAGAAACAGGTACTTACATTAATAGCCTCAATTCGGCTAACCCTGCGGCCACAGATGCACTATCGCAAGCAGACGAACACCTAAGACTACTTAAGTCTACAGTCAAAGCCACATTCCCTAGTGTCACTGGGGCTATCACAGGTACTCATACAGCCATTAACGCAAAGGTAGCTGAACCAGTGTCGGCTATTACATCCGATGGTTCTGCCCCTAGTTTAAACACAGCGGCAGGAGTTACTGCGGCTAACTTAAAGACATTACTTGGCGTAGATGGTGGGGCTATCACTACAGCCACAGATAGTGGGGGTGAGGTTACTCCTGTGTTAGCTACAGGTATTACGGCTTTGGAGATATGGAACTTAGTTAAGGCTTCAGCCCTTGACTCTATTTATCCGATAGGTGCTATCTATACGGCTATCACCAGTGGTAGTCCTCAGACAGTCTTTGGTGGTACTTGGCAATCCTTTGGACAAGGTAGAGTCCTCGTAGGACATGATGATGCGGCTAGTCCCGATAGTGACTTTGTGGCTTCCTCTACAGACGGTAGTTCTGTACTGGTAGGTGGCGTTAAGACATACAGTACCAATGTAACTGTTCCTAGAGATGGTTGGGGTAACGAACAGGACGGTTCTCAGTTAGCAGAGCCTACTCCGGCAGGCCACTTAATTACTGGTGATGGAACTAGCGACAACCAGAACTTTAATAACTTAGCGATTGCCTCTGGTGATAGAACTTTTACTACAGCAACTTTCTCTTCGCTACAGCCCTATGTTGTTGTCTATATGTGGAAGCGTACAGCATAAGAAACAATGTATAACTTAAGGAACACATTATCATGGGACAGCTTCTACCAGTTAGAGATGTAGGTAGCATTGGCGTAGTCACAGACATACGTCCTGCGTCTCTCCCGATCAATGCGTTTACTAAAGCGAAGAACGTAAGGTTTGATGAAGGTAAAGTAGGGCGGTCTCCTGTCTTTAGAAAGATTAAAGATTCTTTAGGATTCAACCCTAGATTCACCTACGGTGTCCCTGCTAACTCTAGTGGTAACTTTGCCTCTATTGTTCTAGTGTCTGACACCTATGAGTTTAAGGCGTATGCCAACAATGCTCTAGTCTCTAGACAAGGTTCTCTGTCAGCTACTTCAGCTAGTGTCCACCCCTTCACTGGGACTTCTCTAGCAGATATTGCTTACATTAACCGTATAGATCAACCCCCAGTATTCATGGCTAATGGTGGTAGTAACTTTGCAGTCTTTTCACAGTTCGGAGCTACTGACTCAAATGGTAATCCAATAATCTGGAGGGCAGAGTCTCTTAGAGCTTATGGTGACTTTCTTATAGCCTTAAATATGACTGAAGGTAGTGACAATTTTCCTTCTAGAGTTAGATTCTCTACGCCTGCTTTAGCTAACAATGTGCCTAGTACGTGGGATGAGACTGACTCAGCCAAGTCGGCAGGATTCAATGATCTAGTACAAATGAAGACAGGTATCGTTGATGGCTTAACGCTAGGCACTAAGTTCATTGTGTACTCTAAAGACCAAGTGTGGATGATGGAGTTTGTAGGCGGTACATTCATACACAACTTCAGGAAACTCTTTAGTGACTGTGGTGTTATCAACCAGAACTGTATTGCAGAGGTTGAAGGAACACACTATGTTTTTGACCACGATGACATCTATATCCACGATGGTAACACTCGACAATCTGTGTGTGACGAGAGAGTCAAGAGTTACATATTTAGTGGGCTGAATACAGCTAAAACTAACCGATGCTTTGTACACCATAACTCAGAGTTAGATGAGGTTATGTTCTGCTATGTATCGGGTGATGATATGGCTGAGTACACTAACGGTGATCGATGTAACAGGGCGGCTGTATTTAATTACAAAAGCCAAACTTGGTCATTCATGGACTTACCTAACTTATCGAGTTCTACTCACGGTACTATTAGTTCCTCTGCTACTTATGTGAACTCAAATACCTATGACACCATAGGTGGTAGCTACTACTCACAAGAAGCAGGCTATGACGTACATAGTCTGTTTGTAGGTGAAGACTCCAGTGCCGATGGTATTACCTCAGATAAACTCTATGGTTTAGACCTTAGTGACTCTGGTAGCTTATCTTATGCTTTAGATTCTGAAGCTAACAAGAGTCCTTTCCTAGAAAGAGTAGGCATAGACTTAGATGAGCTTTCTCCTTTGAGTGGCTACAAGGTAATAACAAAAATAGTCCCACAAGTTGATACCACTAACCCAGACAAGCAGTTTAGCTTTACTTTTGGGTCGGCTGATCTGATCGGTAATGACCCTGTGTACCAAGCTAGTATTACGTTTGATGGTGCTACGGACTACAAGATAGACACAAGAGCCTCTGGTAGATACCTGTCGTATAAAATGACTGTACCTGATAACAAAGACTTTAGTTTCTTAGGGTTTGATGTAGATGTATTAACCACTGGTAGGAGGTAGCGATGACAATTCCTATTATTGGCTATAAGCGTAGCCCACCCCCAATACTGAAGAAAAAGAATCCTATAAGAGTATCTAAAATACCTAATCGTCTTGCGCCTCTGGAAATACCAGGATCAACGCAAGAAAAGTATATGGAAGATGAGCTACGTAGGATTGAGAACACTCTAGATAGGGCGCAGTCCCCGAAAATGAGTGTTACCAACTTCACTGTGACTAGGACAGTAAATGGGCAAGTTCCTAATCTAGGCACGACAACAGATGCTCTACTCACTCTTATCCAAGACTTGAAGGATTCTGGGATAATTTCTTAAAAAAACAAAACTATCATGAGGTGTCCCTATGTGGGGTCAAATAATCGGTGCAGTAGCAGGCGGCTTAATGGGCGCTAACTCAGCAAGTAAAGATCGTAAGGCACAGCAGGCACAGTTAGATGCCCAAATGGAGGGCTACAACTTCTCTAAGCCTTACATTGAGAGAAGCTACGATAGAGCCGAAGGTGCTTTGAATGATTCTCTTGATCAAGGTGCTTACCAAGGTCAGACATACGCAAACCAAAACCCTTATTTTTCCGCAGGCAACCATTACATGGGTGGCATGGGAGCTATGGGAGGCCAAGGTGCTTTCGATGTTATGCAACAAGGACAAGGTTTCGCAGGAAACTACGCTGACCTATACAAGCAAGGTGGCGCAGACCGGATGCAACAGGCACAGGACTACGCCATAGCTAACTCAGG